TTTCGAAAAGGCCAAACTTGCTGTTTGTCAAGCTTATGAATCGGCGGGCCTTCAAAAGCCTATTAATTTTTATAAGACTAAAAGTCCTGTAGATGCTATTCGGCTGATTAAGAAGTTGTTTCCTGAGTATAAGAGAGATGAAATCTTATCGGGTATGCTTTTTGGCAATCATGATGCAAACTGGCTTAGTTTTTATGAGTACTTTCGTGACGTTTGCAAAATTAAAATTTGTCATAAGCTTGATGGCTTGATTGACTTGGCGCAACATTGTGGTTGGCTGAATGTTTATAAAGACACAGTTGTTTTTCAGGACAGGCCAGAAATCATTAAGATTGACGAACAAAATCGGTTGCATAATGAAATAGGTCCTGCTATTAAATATCGTGATGGCTTCTCGATCTATTCATGGCATGGTATATCCATTCCAAAGGAGTGGATTGAAAATAAAGCCGATCTATCTCCGAAAATGGCCTTAACTTGGAAAAATATCGAGCAGCGCCGAGCCGCTTGTGAAATTGTTGGTTGGTCAAAGATTCTTAATGATCTTGATGCTCATATTATTGATAAAGATGAAGACCCAATGATTGGTGTTCTTATTGAAGTTTTTTTACCTGGTGTAGGTAAAGAGAAGTTTCTTAAGGTTCTTTGTGGTACTGGTCGTGAATTTGCTATTCCAGTTCCTCCAAATATGAAAACTGCGCTTGAAGCAAATGCCTGGACTTACGGCTTGGATAAAGATATCATTCGTCAACTTGAAGTTCGCACTTAAAAAAATAATAAAAAAATAATGGAGTGAAACCATGAATGAAGATTTACTAAGTTGGCCAGATCGATTTTTTGCAAAAAAGTGGGCCCACTATCGATATGTGTATAGCAATAAAATTGTTATTGTAACTGGTGGATTTGATCCACTTCACTCTGGTCACATTGAGTATTTTAATGCAGCAAAGGCGCTGGGTGATAAACTTGTTGTAGGCTTAAACTCTGATGCGTGGTTAACTCGTAAAAGAGGTTTGCCATTTATGCCACTACTTGAACGGTACAAAATTATTAAAGCACTAAAAATAGTAGATTATGTCATTGAGTTTAACGATGATGATAATTCTGCAAGAAATGCAATCAAGATTGTAAGAGAAGCATTTCCAAATGCAAAATTGATTTTTGCAAATGGTGGTGACAGAAATATAAATAATACAGTTGAACAAGATATACAAGATGATAATTTAAAATTTGTATTTGATGTTGGTGGTAATCATAAAATAAACTCTTCTTCTTGGATTCTTAATAATTATGCTCAGAACATTTTACATAAAAGCGAACGGTCACTAAAAGAGGAACAGTTATTAGCAAAGAGTTATGAAAATAAAATTAAGCAATGGGGATATTATAGAGTATTGTATGAAATGCCTACATTAAAAGTAAAAAAATTAGTTGTTAATCCAGGCGCTTCATTAAGTATGCAAAAACACAATTATCGAAATGAATATTGGCATGTTATATCTGGAAGAGGTGTGATGTATGAAGAAATACCTAAAGATATAAAATCATATTTTGATGGTGCACCATACGGCGTATGTACAGATGATCAAGACGATGAAGATAGAATAATAAAAAAAGAATTATATAAAAATAGCTACATAAATATTCCAATTGGTTCTTGGCATAAATTATCAAATCCGTTTGATGAATTGCTTCATATTATTGAAATACAATGGGGGTTAAAATGCATTGAAGAAGATATTGAACGAAAAAACTTTTAAAAAAAATATTTAATTAAAAACTGTTCTTATATAAATATATAAACCATTAAAATAAATACATAAATGTATGTGAAGCTGTTAAAAACAGGGCATTTGTATTAATATTTTAATGTTCTGATAAAAAAAAGGAGAAATACTATGTTTGATTGGCTCAAAACTGTATTTAGTGTTGATTGGGTTAAGGCTCGACTAAGTGAAGTATCATCGCACGAAGGTGCGATTGTTGCTGCTGCTGCGGGCGTGGCTTTATTCACTCCATGGTTTTCAGTCTTAGAAGTTGTCTTGTTTGCCGTATTTGTTTGGGGTCTTTACAAGATTATGAAAGCCGAGTGGTAGCACTAGCAAAATCTTTCGAAAAAAGGAGAATTGTAAATAATTCTCCTTTTTTTATTGATATCATTTACAACATAATGTATAGTAATAGATTATGATGAATAAGAAACTCATAATTTTTATAGGCCTTTTAATTGTACTGTTAGCAATAAATGTTATTTTTTCCATGCACGTTTATAAAACAAAACAGACTTCAGTAGTTAAAACAGTAGAAACAGTAGAAATTAATCCATATGATTTACATTGTTTATCTCAAAACATATATCATGAAGCTCGTGGTCAATCTTACTTAGGTCAATTGGCGGTTGGTTTTGTAACATTAAACAGAGTAAAGGATAGTAGATTTCCATCTACTATTTGTGAAGTTGTTTTTCAAGCAAAGAAAACGCCCAATGGAAAAATAATTAAAAATGAATGTCAATTTAGTTGGTTTTGTGATAGTAAAAGTGACATGATTAATGATGTAAAAACATTTGTTGAAATACACAAAATATCTCACTTGTTGTTAACAAATCCTCCTTTAGATGTAACTCATGGTGCCACATTTTATCATAGCGTTCGTGTCAAACCTTCGTGGGCTAAACAAAAAGATAAAACTGTAAGAATTGATGATCATATATTTTACAAATGGAAAGAGTAATGTAATGATAGATTTAAAAACATTTTCGTCACATATAGAAAAAATTGTAAGTGAAAGTGATATATCATATATTAATGCGATTGTGCATTATTGCACAAAACATAATATAGAAATAGAAGCAGTTTCTAAATTAATCACGCCTAAAATTAAAAGCATGATATATGAAGAAGCAAATAGATTAAATCTTCTTAAGGAAAAGAGTAATAATCTACCAGTGTAAGTGACGATTCATTTATTTTTGTAATGAAATTATATGTACTATGACGTAACAGAAGGCTTTGAAGCCTACAAAATATACATTGCTGTGAAACAACACTTCACAACAAGTTACGATTATTTTAAATATAATGGCAAGACAAAATATAAACTCGATTCTTTTTTAAGACGAAAAGATATATTTTTCTTTCGAAAACTTTCAAGAAAGTATAAACACGACGAACTTGTTGCTTACTTTGTAAGCAACTTTGTAAAAAATTCAGAATGGATAGGAAATCTTATTGGAGAAGAAGCAGAACGTAATTATATACAATACAGAAAAAAAGTAGAGTCTCTTAACTATACGTTTAAGAATGACGTATTATTTTTAATAGATTATGCTAATGAGAAACATATAAACATAAACGAGTTGCTACTTATCAAAAATAAAAATCATCCTGTCTTGCTTAAATTATTGATTCAAGATAAAATAACTCTTGAAACAGTGATTATCATGGATGATATTCTTAAGTTTATTTGTTATTGGAATACTAAAATGGATGACTTTGTATGGGAGGGCCAATCTCTACGAATGATGAAATACAAAAAATTTATGAGGTTTAATGTAGAAGAATACAAAAATATTTTAAAGGAGTGCTTAAAACATGTTGACAATATATGATAAGTAAAGTATCATACATAATGTATTAAAGCTGAGTAAGAGCAAAATACATACGTACACAAACGCAATACACATGGAGTATACAAAATGAGCAATACATTCGCAGATTTAAAGAAAACACGCAAATCTTTATTCGATAAGCTTAAGGAAGAGGCTAATAAGGTTGGTAATAGTGGCGGTAAGACTTCGGACAATAGATTTTGGCAACCAACACTTGATAAAGCTGGTAATGGCTTTGCAGTTATTCGATTTCTTCCTTCGCCTAACGGAGAAGACCTTCCATGGGTTAAACTCTTTACTCATGGATTTAATGGCCCGGGTGGTTGGTATATCGAAAACTCTTTAACTACTATCGGCAAGCCGGATCCGGTTGGCGAAATGAATTCTGTACTATGGAATCGTGGCGACGAAGCTGGTAAAGAACAAGCTCGAAAACAAAAGCGCAAGTTAGGTTTTATTTCTAACATTTATATTGTCAGCGATCCTGCAAATCGTAGTAATGAAGGCAAGGTATTTTTATATCGTTACGGTAAGAAAATATATGACAAGATTAGCTATGCGATGCATCCGCCTGAGGAATTCAAGGACGAAACTCCATTTAATCCATTTGATCTATGGGAAGGTGCTAATTTCAAGCTAAAGATTCGTAAAGTTGAGGGTTATAACAATTATGAACTTTCTTCTTTTGAATCAATTACACCTCTTTCAAAAAACGATAGCGAACTTGAAAAAATTTATGGCTGTGTATTTTCACTAAAGGAGTTTATTGATCTAAAGGAATTTAAGCCTTACGAAATTTTAAAAGCTAAGTTAAATAGAGTACTCGGTTCTGCTGCTGTGTCCACAACAGCAGAAGAGCATGATGAAGAAATTCCTCCTCCTAGAGCACGTTCTTCATCTGCTGTTGCCCCAAAGGGAATAGAGTCACAACCTTGGGAAGAATCGTCTGATGACAGTTTAGAATTCTTCAAGAAGCTGGCAGAAGACGATTAAAAGCGCAATGCTTTTAAGAAAAGCGCAATGCTTTTAGGGGAGGTCCACGGGGCCTCCCTTTTTTCTTTTATCATACAGTGCGTGGCACATGCGTAGGTGCCACATTAGTGGCGCCTTTGGGTGGATTGTTGGTGTACGGGGATGGTCGGACCCCCGCCATGAAATTATTAAATACATTTGTCGGATTATTACTTACCACATTAACCGATGGCGGCGCTGGCGGCCTTACAGGCGGGGCTTTTAAATCATAAATTTGGTCATTTAATTCTTTCATATTAGCGCCGTCGGTCGCCGTCGACGGCGCGAATCTTACCAGACCAAAAGCCGCCTTCTCCGTGGGGTCATACCCAATCGCAGTAGTCGCCTTCGAGGCGGCTAAGTCCTCCACTATGCCGCGAGTTTCGCGTTCCAATCCCTTACTCACTTTACGATATTCGTCGTTTCTTCTTTTCAGTTCGTCACTCATTCTGTCGAAATTTAATTTCATCAGGCCCAGTTCATAGTATTTTTTATTCAAATCCTCGGGATAATAGAACGGCATTATGTCTTTTGGTTCAATTATATCGAGATGGGCTGTAGCAGGAAGTCCGTATTTTGCTTGTTCCACGGCCGCCCGCATCGCGCGCTCGGCGGGCGTCATTGGCAGATCCTTGCTTGCAAGTTCCTCTTCGTCTAGCCCGAACTTATTATAGTAGTCAAATTTTAGTGGGTCCGGGTCCGACCAGGTTCTCTCAATAAAGCCGGCTGCACGCAGCCAGTCCTCGGGCGTGCTGCCCTGACCCTCTAGGG